CAGCATGAACTGGCCGTTGCTGATGAGCTTGGCATCGTGCTTGACACTGATCCGTCACAAGTGTCGAACAACGGTGTGTCTCAGCCTGTTCCTGTCCCTCCGACTGAACATCCGTTACAACATGAAGAGGAACCTGAACTTGAGGACATCGACTGATGGCAAAGGTTGGGGACAAGACAATTGATCTGACGCCCACCGAGGGCATGAAGTCTGAAGCTCGTCGTTACCGCGAGTGGAAAAAAGATGGACGCCCAGGTGGCACCAGCGTTGCTGCCGGACGAGCTAGCCAGATTCTCTCTGGCAATGAACTGAGTCCTGACACTGTCGTGACCATGGCGGCATGGTTCGCCCGGCATGAAGTGGATAAGAAGGGCAAAGGGTTCAGACCTGACGGTGAGGGCTATCCTTCTCCGGGTCGCGTAGCATGGGCAGCATGGGGTGGCGATTCAGGTCAATCGTGGAGCACCATGAAATCCAAAGCCATCAAAAAAGCACGGGAGCGTTCCATGGAACCCATCGTTGACGGTCGTCCTTATCCCAATGAGCATGCTGCTCGCCTGACCGATCCTGATCAGTACGATTCGATCCGCCGTGTCAATGATGACTTTGGCGCTGGCATCGATGCGATCTATGGCATCAAGGATGGCACTTCTGAACTGCAGGCCATTCGGTTTGATGCAGATCGCTTTACGGCTGCCGAGGCTCGTGAATGGCTGAGCGATCACGATTTTGACCCGATGATGTTTGAAGAAGCGACCGGCGAGCGTACTGAAGATCGTGCTGCTCCTGATGCGCTGAAGGTTGGCGACTTTGTTGAATGGGATTCCTCGGGCGGCACTGCTCGCGGGAAGATCACACGAATTACACGCGAAGGCGTAATTGAAGTGCCAGATTCTTCGTTTACTATTAATGCATCCGAAGAAGATCCTGCAGCCTTGATTAGAGTTTATCGCCGCAACGAAGGTGACTATCAAGAGACAGATACTGTCGTGGGTCACAAGTTTTCCGAACTGCGGAAGATTGCTGCATTGCGATTCTTTGAAGGCGAAATACTGAAGCGTTCGCTGAGCACTGAGTTTCGCTCAGAAGAAGAAGGCCGCATGCTTGAGTTCCCGTTTGCCAGCGAAGCGCCGGTTGAGCGGTACTACGGCACTGAGATCTTGAAGATGGATGAGAAATCCATGGATCTCACCCGCCTGAACGATGGCGCACCGTTGCTGTATCAGCATGATGCTGACCGCATTGTTGGCGTTGTCCAGCGGGCATACATCAAAAACAAACGTGCATACGCCCGTGTCAAGCTGGCCAACAACGAGCTTGGCCGCGAAATGCAGGAGCTGATCAAGGATGGAATCATCCGCAACGTCAGCTTCGGCTACAAGATCAATTCGATGGAAGCCGATGAGTCCACTTCACCTGTGACTTATCGGGCAACTAATTTCCAACCATTCGAAATCAGTCTTGTCACGGTGCCTGCTGACGCTTCAGTGGGCATCGGCCGCGCCTTCTATCATAATGAAGGCGTCGAAACGGCCTCAGCCGTTCAACAAACCACAAACGGAGTTACAACCGTGGATCAAACCCTCAATATTGAGGCTATCCGCGCTGAGGCCGCTCAGGCCAAGGCAAAGGAAATGGCCGACATGATCGCTCTTGGTCAGCGCACCAAGAACGTTGACATGGCTCAGGAGTTCATCGCGAATTCCCGCAGCCTGGACGAGCTTCGCTCTGCCCTTCTGGAGAAGATGGGTGTTGAGGAGAAGCCCCTGAACCCGAAGGATGCCGAAATCGGCATGTCGGAGAAGGAGCGCCGTGATTTCTCCTTCATCCGCGCCATCAACGCTCTGGCTCACCCGAACAGCCAGGAAGCTCAGCGTGCTGCTGGTTTCGAGCTTGAAGTCAGCCGTGCTGCTCAGCAGAAGTCTGGCAAGGAAGCCCGTGGCATCCTGATCCCTGCTGATGTGCTGGGTTATGGCCGCCGTGACCTGACCGTGGGTTCTGCCTCCGGTGGTGGTGATCTGGTTGCCACCGAGCTGATGAGCGAGAGCTTCATCGATCTGCTCCGCAAGGCTCTTGTGCTGCAGACCGCTGGCGCGACCGTGATGACCGGCCTGCAAGGCATGGTTGCTCTGCCCCGTCAGTCTGGTGGTGCCACTGTGTACCACGTGGCTGAGTCCGGCTCGATCACCGAAGGTCAACTGACAGTCGACCAGGTGACGATGCAGCCCCGCACAATTGGTGCGCTGACCGATTACTCCCGTCGTCTGCTGCTTCAGTCCAGCATCGACATCGAGAACCTGGTGCGTCGCGATCTGGCTCAACAGATTGCCATCGAAGTTGAGAACCAAGCCATCAACGGTATTGGCGCTGCTTCGTATCCGCTGGGCTTCCTGAACGTGACCGGTATCAACACCGAGTCCGGTTACACCACGTTCGCTGACTACGTGAACGCGGAAGCTGCTCTGAGCACCGACAACGCCCTGCTGGGCAGCCTCGGTTACATGATGAATTCCGCTCTGCGCGGGACTCTGAAGACCACCGAGAAGTCGGCCACCGGCACCAACGCCAACTTCATCTACGAAGCCGATAACACCATCAATGGTTACCCGGCTTATGTGTCCAACTCCATGCCGAACAACACTGCGGTGTTCGCTAACTTCAGCGACATCCTGATCGGCTTCTGGAGCGGTCTGGACATCATGGTTGATCCTTACACCGGTTCCGCTTCCGGCACCGTGCGTGTGGTGGCCATGCAGGACTATGACGTGGCCATCCGTCACCCTGAGTCCATCTGCAAGCTGTCCTGATGATTACGGAGCGGGTAATGCGCATTCAGATGCTGCGTGACACCATCGTTGACCTCAAGCAGGTGAAAGTTGGTGACTACGTAGAAACCGATAAAAAATCAGCTCTGCTGTTGATCGGTATTCAGAAGGCCATTCCCGCTCCCATCATCGAGGAAGTTGTTGTTACGGCTGACGAGCAGCCGGATCCTGTTCAAAGCAAACCCGCTCCCAAACGGAGAAAGACCAATGATCCACAACCTCGGGTCTAAGACCTACATCGCCAGCCTCCTTCCGGCTGACTCCCGCACCGCTACTGCCACCGGCACCGGTTTCGATCTGCAAGGCTCGAACGATGCTGAAGGCGAAGCCATCGTGGTTCTCGACTGCGAAGCCGGTAGCGGCACCACTCCTACCCTGAACGTCAAACTTCAGGATTCGGCTGACAACTCTGCTTGGGCTGACATCACCGGTAAAACCTTCACCGAGGTGACTAGCGCTGCTGCTGCCTTCGAGAAGATCAGCATCAACTCCAACGATGTGCGCCGTTATGTGCGTGCTGTCGGTACTCAAGCTGGCACCAACCCTGTGTTCGTGTACGGCGTCTCGCTGGTTTACAGCAAGAAGTACGGCAACTGATCCTGATGGCAATCCAAGACACGCTGGCGTTTTTGAACATTAATGAGTTTGGGGTGACCTGCGCCATTGGTGTTTCAAGCTTTGTTGGCATCTTGGATTCGCCTGTGGAGGTGTTGGCGGGCGGCATGGCTCTAAGTCGGGAGTATCTGCTTTATGCAAAGACTGCTGATGTGAGTTCTGCCGCTCGTGGCACTTCGATTACGGTTGATGGCGCCTCCTATACCGTCAGGGAGAACCGCGCTATTGATGACGGTTTGTTTTCGGAACTACTATTGAGCAAGGTTTGACTTTGAGGCTATGAGCAGCATTTTCAAGGTCAACACCAGAGCTAATTGGGCAAACCTCAATCCCGTGTTGCTTTCGGGTGAGACTGCCGTTGAGACACAAACCAATAACGTCAAAGTTGGAGACGGCGTTTCCACTTGGAGCAAGCTGCCGTATTTCTCCTCGCCAGGGTATTGGGGTTCGTTTTGGGACGACACTTCGCAGACAGCAACGGCTAACACACCAACTGCGATTTACCTGCGTCAACGTGATACGGGCAGTCGAGGTGTTTGCGTTGTTTCTGGCACTCGAATCACTTTTGATCACGCTGGTGTTTACAGCATTACGTTCTCAATTCAGTTCAGTAATACGGACAACAGCATTCACGATATCAACGTTTGGTTGCGCAAGAACAACGAAGGCAGCGCTGGTAACGTGCCGGCTAGCGACAGCCGATTCAGCATCATCGCAAGGCATGGCAACGTTGACGGCAACGTGATCGGCTGCGTCAATTTTGTGTTGCCAGTTGTTGCCGGTGATTACTTGGAGTTGATCTGGGCAACATCAAACGTTGCTGCCTACATTCACGCTGAGGCAGCAGCCACCAGTCCTTACGCTCACCCGAGTATTCCCGGCGTGATCTGCACCGTTGTCCAAGTCGCTTCCGCCTGATCATGGCTGACACCCGCCGAGAATTGATCCTGGCTCGCATCAAGAGCAATCTTGACACGATCACAGGCGCAACGGTCTACAGGAGCCGTGTAGAGCCTCTGGCGCGGGGTGAGGTGCCTGCTGTCATCGTCGAGCCTGTCAACGATCAGCCGATCGACACCAACTTC